AAGTCGTAGGCATATTCATAATCAGGTAAAGCACCTGACATTTTAACTAACGTATCATTTGGTTTACGTTTGTCAAAAAACTTTTGTAAAACAGTTTTAAGATTATTTGCCATAACATTGTGAATATTCTCATTGAATTTACAAAACAATGATCCACAAACAATAGATGATTCTGTAGCACCTACTTTTCTAGCAACTTCTAAAATTTCTTTTCTTAATTGTTCATTTTTCATAATGTATCTCCTTTATTATTTTAAGTATAATGGACCTGTCCATTGAATTGGGTAATTACCAGCAAGTACGTTACCTCTGGCAGAATTTAAAGCAGGCGCATTGTAACCAGCGGCTTTCAATATATCACCTTTTTTAAAATGTTTAAAATCTTCTTTTGCGATAAAACAAAAAACTCCAGTATCTTGTACAATCTTAATGTACTTTTTACCTTGTGAAACTTTTGTTTTGTTATCCCAATTATCAACTTGTTCTTTAGAATAACCAGTAAGTTCTCTGCCACCAGAGGTAGACATTCTTACATAGTCATCTTTAGCACCAGCCATCAAGTTTTTAATACCTTCGTCTAATGTTTCAGCAGTTTTTGTTACTTTTATCATTATTGATTCTCCTTGTTCATAGTTAATACAGTCATTATACCAGAAATTATCATAATTGTCAAGCAAATAAAAAATGCTGTCCAGTTTTCATTACCGATACAAGCACCTTTACAATCTTCTATAGCACCAGCGGCAAATATAGCAGATAATATTGTTAATGTACCAAAAAAATTAGTCATTTTGTTTTTCTCCTTTGTTGTTTTGTTCATATATACTAATATACCACAGATTCGTTAAGAAATCAAGCAAAAAAAGCAGAAAAAAGCAAAAAAATATGAAAAAATCCCTAATTTTTTTAACATTTGTTCTTATTTTGTTCTCGTCTTGTTCTAAAAACGTAAAAAATTGTAAAATTTTGCCTAAAATTGAGTTAAAAACAGTTGAAAAGGACGAATCAGATAAAAAAAATAACGAATCACTCGACAAAATAAAAAATTTAGCAGAAAATTCTGAAACAGGTGCCCAAATAAGTTGTAATTATTAAGATAAATATTGAAATGAAAGAAAAAAATCAATATTGTGATAATTGTGGACACGATTGCCATTGTGACGGCAAATGTCAACAGGAAGTAATAAACGAATTTGGTGAAAAATATAAAATTGAGTGTTGTGGCAACTGCCGACATGAAGAAAAAGACGGATTTGATCCAAATGAAGTAATATATGACTCAGGTGACCACGAATCATTTAACGGAGCTTAAAAAATGGCAAAAATGAGAAAATTCCTGTTTTGGAATGAAGCAGGTGATGAACATGAAAGAGAAGCAGTAAGTTTAAAGAAAGCTGTAAGATCAGTACAATCAGAATATAAAGATAATAAGATTAGTGTAGAGTATATTAGTAAAAAAGGCAAAGAGATGTGTCATTCTATACTCATACCTATCGGTAGAAAACTTAGACAAGCAATAATATTAGAAAAAAAACGAGCAGCCCTAAAGGCAGCTAAAGAAGCAAGATAATATGCCTGCTGTCTGTAGAAAAGGTGATAGTTTATCAACAGGACATATTTGTTCAAGTACAACTACACTTGATACACCTTCACAATCTACAGTCAAAGCAAATGGTATATTAATTGCTAGAGTAGGCGATCCTACTGTATCACACCCTTTTCCACCTAGTCCACCTTGTGCGCCACACGTAGCAAATGTGAACGCAGGATCATCAACTGTAAGAGTAGCAGGACAATTTGTTGCTAGAATAGGTGATAGTGCTGATAGTGGGCAAATGACTAGTGGTTCTTCAAATATCTTTGTGGGTTAGTGTATAAATATTAGTGTTATGGCAAACTTTGACGCTTCAAACACTAATAATAGTAAAAGATCAAATCGTATCTACAAAGATTTAGATTTAGACTTTGGTCGTAATACTACTACAAGTGATGTTAATAAATTAACAGATGTTGAGGCAGTTAAAAGAAGTGTTAGAAACTTAATACAAACTAATCACTTTGAGCGACCTTTTCATCCAGAGATAGGTGGTAATGTTCGTTCTATGTTATTTGAACCAGTTACACCTTTGACTGCTTTAAATTTACAAAGACAAGTGGGTGAAGTATTAAAAAATTTTGAACCAAGAGCAAATGTAACACAGATACTTGCTCGACCAGATTTAGATAGAAACGCTTACAATTTAAGAATTAGTTTCTATGTTGTAGGTTCACCAGAGCCTGTTACAGTAGAAACTTTTTTAGAAAGATTAAGATAAAATGGCAAGTAATAAATTAAACGTATCAGAATTAGATTTTGATAGTATAAAAACAAATTTAAAAACATTTTTACAAAGTCAACCAGAATTTTCAGATTATAATTTTGAGGGTTCAGGTTTTTCAGTTTTATTAGACTTACTTGCTTATAATACACATTACCTAGGTTTTAATGCTAATATGTTAGCAAATGAAATGTACCTAGATTCAGCAGACGTAAGAAAAAATATAGTTTCACTTGCTAAGATGTTAGGTTACACTCCTTCATCTGCTAAGGCGCCAGTTGCTAACATTGATATTAAAATTAATAATGCTTCGGGTGCTTCTATAACAATGGACAAAGGTACTGTTTTTACTTCTACAGTTGAAGGTACATCTTATCAATTTATTACAAATTCTGATATTACAATTACACCTGCTGATGGTGTTTATAATTTTTCAAACGTATCAATTTATGAGGGTACATTAGTTACATTTAGATATACGGTTGATACTGCTGATCCTGACCAAAGATTTCTTATACCTAGTGAATTAGCAGATACAACAACTTTAAAAGTCAAAGTTCAAAATTCTGCTTCAGACACAACAACATCAACATACACAAAAGTTACAGGATTAACTTCTATTAATTCAACATCAAAAGTTTATTTTTTACAAGAAAGTGAAGATGAAAAATTTGAAGTTTATTTCGGTGATGATGTTTTAGGAAAAGCTGTTGATGATGGTAACATTGTTATACTAGAATACATTGTTACAAACAAAGAGGCAGCCAACGGTGCTTCTTCATTTACATTATCAGGTAATATAGGCGGATTTACAGACGTTAGTATTACAACTAATTCATCTGCTCAAGGTGGTTCAGAACCTCAAACAAAAGAGTCTATTCGATACAACGCACCTTTACAATATTCAGCACAAGACAGAGCAGTTACAACAGGAGATTATGAAACGTTAGTACAATCATTATATCCTAATGCTCAATCTGTTTCTGCTTGGGGTGGTGAAGATGATGAAACAGCAGTTTATGGTCAAGTTAAAATTGCCATTTATCCTGCTTCAGGTTCTACATTAACAGAAACTACAAAACAAGATTTAGTAACTCAATTACAAAAATATAATGTTGCTTCAGTTAGACCTGTTATCGTTGATCCTGAAATTACAAAAATATTATTAACTACAACTGCTAAATTTGATGAAAGATCAACTACTAAAACGGCAGACACATTAAAATCAGAAATTATTACAACGTTAGATAATTACAATACTTCAACTTTACAAAGATTTGATAATGTGTTTAGACATTCAAAAGTAATTAAAAATATTGATGACACAGATACATCAATCTTATCAAACGTTACAACTATTAAAATTAGAAAAACATTTACACCTACTTTATCATCATCAACTAGATATGATATTTACTTTAGAAACGGTATTTTTAATCCACATTCTGGACATAAATCAGGATCAGGTGGAGTAATTACAACTTCAGGATTTAAAGTAGATGGTGACACAACAAATGTATATTACCTTGATGATGATGGATCTGGTAATATTAGAAGATATTATTTTGCTGGTACGGTAAGAACATATGTTAACAATACACAAGGTACAGTAAATTATTCTACAGGACAAATTACAGTTAACTCATTAAATATTTCAAGTGTTGAAAATATTAGAGGTGCTTCATCTACTGTTATTGAGGTAACAGTTGAACCTGCTTCAAATGACATTGTACCTGTAAGAGATCAGATTTTAGAAATAGATACTCAAAATTCTAACATTACGGTAACGGCAGACACTTTTGTAGGCGGATCTGCTGATGCTGGTGTAGGATACACAACAACTAGTAATTACTAATAAAAATGGCAAAGTTTACGGATAAAATATCCAATCTGATTAACAGTCAGGCACCTGACTTTGTTGTTGAGCAACATCCTAAATTTTTACAATTCTTAAAAACATATTATACTTTTATGGAGTCAGCCGAATTAGGTGTGACTTCAGTTCAAACAACTGATGGTATTTTATTAGAAACAGAAACAGCACAAACAAATGAATTAATATTAGATGGTTCTAAAATTACTTCAGAAAAAACACAAGAGGATGCTGGTGATAAAATACTTTTAGAAAGTTCTACTTATGGTAAATTTACACGTGGTGAAACTATTACAGGACAAACTTCTAACGCAACATCAACAATTGTTGCTGAAGACTTAGACAATGGTCGTCTTTTTATTTCTGCTCAAAATAAATTTAAAGATGGTGAAATAATTTTAGGTAGTTCATCAAACGCTAGTGCTGTTATTAACAGTTACAAACCAAATCCAGTTCAGACTATTCAACAACTTTTAGAATTTAGAGATCCTGATAAAGTTATTTCACATTTTTTAACAAAGTTTAGAAACGAATTTTTAAATTCAATACCAGAAACATTAAACAATTCAGTTGATAAAAGAAAATTAATTAAAAATATAAAATCATTATATCGTTCAAAAGGTACAAATAGAGGACACGAATTATTTTTTAAATTATTATTTAATGAAAATTCAGAAACAATTTATCCTAGAGAAAATATGTTACGTGTATCAGATGGTAAATTTGATACTAAAAAAATATTAAGAGCTATTGGTACAGTAGGTAATACCTCAAACTTAGTAGGACGTACAATTACTGGTGAAACCTCTGAAGCAACTGCTATAGTAGAAAACGT